TCGTTACCGCATCTCCAGATGCGCGCACTTGCTTTAACAGGCAGGTGTGCTATGAGGTGTGTCGAGAGCTCGGGATGACAGTCACGAGTGCGAAGAAGGACGGGACGCTCATTCCATTTGAGCCTGTGACGGAACTCACGTTCCTGAAGAGTCCCTTCGTGAGGTCAGAGATTGACCCGGAGATCGTACTATCTCCACTGCCAAAGGCTGTGATTCATCGTGAATTGCAATGGCAGCATAAAAGTAACGACGGCGATCTCGTTGTTATGAAACAACGGGTTGACACAGCAATGTCAATGATCGCGCATCACGGACCCGAAGAGGCCGCCAAGCTTCTGTCTCAGCTGAGATCACTCGGTATCACTATCGAGTTTGATTATGGTGAGTGGCTCAACACTCTCCGCGAGAAGCAATTCTCGTATTCAGTTGAGACGGTAGTCGGCGAACTCTATCGCATACCGTTTGATGAAGGAGACGCTGTCATCGTCGAAAACATTAGTTTCGATGACGCGCCGTGGCTTGTCGATGAACAAGCGGATCAGGAAGCCATTTTCCCGCCCAACGGGGAACCTGATTGGGATGAGGTGCAACCTCTCCCTCTGGACCAAGGTCTGGAAGACGAACTCCCGGAGCCTGAACTGGCTTGGGATTTACCAACTCTCGAAGACGAGCCTGTCGACGAAGAGAGACGGGACTACTACTATGGCGTAGTACAGTTCCAAGTGCCTGGCGACGGGCAAGGGCGAATGTTCGTGCAAGCGAACGGCAGGGTTCATGACCTTGCGATGCGCAACGACGAAGTTTTCCTGAGTATACTCGGAGCCCAGGCGGACTCCCCTACTCAGGCATCTTGTTGTTGTGTCAACGACGAATGCAGATTGCCTCCATGGCAACCAGTGTTCTATCAGGAACAGGAGCATCAGTATCATATTGACTGTCACGTCACAACTGATCCCCCGGACTTGTTAGTTCCAGCGTTCGATGCGTTGGGGCACGATCTACACGGGTCCTTTCAGACCACGATCGAGCAGCAGAGGCAGACGATTCATCATCTAAGCCTCGATTCCCTAGCAGAGAGTTCCCGCTCCAACGATTTGAGAGTGGAACTTCATGCACGGGACCGGGAACTTGAAAGAGTTTCTCGGCAATCAGCGGAACTTCGCGGTTTCGTTGAACAAGCGAACAGGGACGCCATCCTTCGTTGGAGGGTGTTCTGCATCGCATGCAACGTCATAGTTGCTTTGGTCGCCATACTCGTACTTTACGTGGTATTTGGCTGATCGTTTTTCCGGTTTTCGTAAAAACCGACCGGGCAGAAATGTCGCCGGCTGGGTCTTCGGACTCGTTTTGTCACTTTTCGTAAAAAGTGTTTCGCGGATACAGAGGTGTTGCGAGCCCCTAGCACGTTGTACGTGCGAGAATCCAATCAAATAGCGAGAACAGAGGTGTAGCTAGCCCCTAGGACTATATGTCCGAGATCTCAAAACCTTCAAGGTCGAAGAAGACTCTGCGTGAGTGTTTACTGTACTTCCTTCTTGTCTACTTATTATGTCATTATTATTTTGTCCACGCCGTAAGACCCATATGGGGCCGTAAGTCGTTATTATACATTGTTTATTATTATCATTAATTGTATGTCAAGCCGTTGTCCAGTGTTCTCATGTCAAATTTACATGAGCGATGCATTTAAGATGCGTGCTTATTTTAGTCTTGAATCGAATTGATTCTAGTTTTACGTTTTATTCTTATTATTATTTATTATTTACTTTAT